GTACGGATGACGCTCAAAAGATACGAGGTCGGAAGAGGAACGTGCTATTCTGCAACGAAGGAAACGAGTTGGAATTAGAAGATTGGAGGCAGTTAGTCTTAAGAACTACCGGTAAGATAATTATCGACTACAACCCTTCAGACTTCGAGCATTGGATTTATGACCAAGTAATTCCAAGAGAGGATGCAGCATTATTAATCACGACTTACAAGGACAACCCACACTTACCCGATTCACTCAAACGAGAGATTGAAAACTTAGCATCCGCAGACCCAGAGTATTGGAAGATATTTGGCTTAGGGCAAAGAGGTCAGTTGGTTGGTTTAGTCTTCAACAATTGGAGTGAAGGTTTTGTAATTCCAGAGGGTGCAAAGTTTATCGGGTTTGGATTAGATTGGGGATTCACGAACGACCCGAGTGCAGTAGTAGGAGTTTGGAAAAGGGATGACACGCTCTATGTCAAAGAACACCTTTATGAACGAGGGTTAACCAACCAAGATATAAGTTCAAGACTAAAAGACTTCGCCACAAATAGAGACGAGTTCTATGCTGATTCTGCAGAACCTAAATCAATCGAGGAAGTCTATCGAATGGGCTGGAACATTAAACCAACGCAAAAAGGTAAGGACTCTGTCCTAAACTCAATCGACATCCTGAGAAGGTTTAAGATAGTTTTAATCGGCTCAAATCTTACCAGAGAATTTAAGACCTACAAATGGAAGCAAGATAAGGCAGGTAAATTGATAAACGAGCCTATCGACTTTAACAATCACTTAATAGACTCACTACGCTACCTTGCACTAATGAAGCTAAACGAGAATAGGAAAGGTAAGTATGTTACTATGAGGGGTTAGATTTATATTTTAGATTATGCGAATTAAACAGGCTTACTTTAATTTAACCTTACGGAAGTTCATCGAATTAAACCAAATTCCCAAAGAAGATTGGCTTGAGAGGCTAATGTTTGTTTACCCTAACGCATCGAGCGAAAAGGTAAAAGACTTGGGAGAACTTTATCAGGAATTGTTAGACGCAGAAAATTCAATACCAAGAGCAAAGCTATCAAAGTTCTATCGAGTGGGTTGGAATTGGTACTACCTAAACACCAGATTAAGTTCAATAAGGGCAGACCAATTTATTGACCTTGCCCACTTTGCAGGGAAGGATGAACCCGCAGACGAGATACATAACATCTTAGCTATTTTCCTCATACCTGTTAAATCGTTCTTTGGCGAATGGTTGTATAATGGCTCGATTCATAAAGAAGTAGCTAACGACCTCTTAAAGATGAAGTTAAAAGATGCTACTCCTATAATGGTTTTTTTTTGCAATTATTTAGAGAAATTATCGGAGGCTATCCCAACCTATTTAATGGGCAAGTTGGAGAAGTTAAACCTTTCTACAAAAAGTGGGGATGGATTGCAACAATAAATAATTTAGCAGGAGGAGATAAAACTAAATGGGATTACTTTTTTAAGATGGGCGTGGTTGAGTTTTTAAATTTAGTTACCTTTCAAATAGACGAAGCCGATGGACTATAAATCACTACTTGGGAATTTAGGAACGGATGCGAGTAGCTTGCAAGAGATTAGCTTTGACACCACAATAGGTCAAAGTTTATACGAGTTGGCTACGAACATAAGTCAGGTAATGAAGTCTAACTTAATCGAGGCTAATTCAAGTAACGCAAGCAGCACACTTCTTCAATCTATTATCGCAGTTCCAACGAGAAAACGGGGCAAGGATTATTTGGTGGTTATCAATGGTAACAACTACGCTGCCTTTGTGGATAGAGGTGTAAGTGGAACAAGAAGAAAGTACAACTCTCCATTCTCGTTTAAAAAAGAAACCGTTAGTCCAGACTTTCAAAAGTCTTTGATGAAGTGGATTAGCAAGGTAGGAGTTCCAATCCAATCGAGATATTCGCAAACAAGGGACTTAACTAAGACCCAACGCAAAAAAGCCCAGATAGACGAGAAGAGTAAAATGGCTTACGCTATGGGAGTGGCGATTAAACGCAAAGGTATCGAGCCGACTTTATTTATTCAAAATGCAATTTCGGAGCAAGTAATAAACGATTATACACAAGCACTAAGTAAGGCATTAGGTAAACAGATTACAACGGTAATGACAAATAATATTAAACAATGGCAATAACACTTATAACAAGTCCAAACGATTGGCAGAACGCCTATAATGAAATCGTCTTCAATGTGAGTTCAAGTAATTCTACGCAACCTAACTTTCAGTTTTTAGTTGACGTGAACGTGAGCGGGCAGACTAATCCCGTTGCAAGGTTAACTTATCCAAAGCAAGTAGGAGTAGGAACGATTAATTTGGATGTGGCTAACGTGGTAAAAGACTACGTTACCTATGACTTAGGTTCGTTTAATGCAAACGGAATCATAAGAAATACTAATTCAGTAGCAAAATTCTGGCTCGAATTCGGGGAGATATACGATAACGTGAGCGGAGTTCCTATAATTTACTCTAACTTGACCGCCTATGGAACGAGTGGAAGTCCTAAGAGTAGTTCTAATGCGGTGTATGACTTCTTAGATTGGAGCAAATCAGCCTTTAATACTGCTAAATTACTAAGCACTTCTAACCAAAAAAGCCTAAATCAGACTACTTATACTCCTTCATTGCGGGCGAATCAGCAAATGTGGCTTAGTTTCTTTGACCTTAACGGCACGATTGCAATAGTTGACATAGCAGTTTTCAACGCTCAAGGAATAAGTTTATTTGCTAATTCGTTTAGTTATCCTGCAATAGTTGCGGGAATGGTATCAATTAATACAGGATTCGAATTCTTAGAATTTATGAACGCAAGTGGTTATATGACCAACCCGAATGCAGCATACTATGAAGTTAAGTTTAAAGATAACGGAGATGATACACTCTTCACTAAGAGGATAAACATAGACCAGACTTGCACTAAGTACGAAGTTTATAGACTTCATTGGTTGAACAACTTAGGAGGGTTTGATTCCTTCAACTTTACTAAGGTAAGCAAAGAATCAGTCGAGATTGAACGGAAGCAGTTTAAGAAGTTTCAACAACTCAACTACGCTAAGACCGATAGACTAAAGACAAATTACTTTACCAAGTTTAGCGAAAACATCGAGTTGAACTCCGACCTACTTACTGATGCAGAGTGGGAAGGGTTAAGAGAATTGATGCTTAGTCCTATCGTTATTTTAGAAGTAGACAAGGACACTTACTATCCTGTTAACATTTTGGAAACAAACTACCCTATCAATAAAGTGGTTAACGAAACTCGACCTACTTCATTAGTGATTAACATTCAATACACCTTTGATAATTATCGTCAGTCATTATGATAGAACTAAAGATATATCAGTACAACGTAAGCGGTGCGGTAGTTAGCGCATTTGATGTAGACCTTTACGATAATGTTCCAATGCCTGTGAATAAGTCGATAGTTGACATTAAAGAACCCGAGCAAAGAAAGTCAGATTACTCGCTTTCAATTCGCATTCCTGCAACGGCTAAGAATAGAAGCATCTTTTCGGACATTGACAATCTAAACCGAGCGACTATCAATACAAGTTCTACCAACTTCACTCCAGACTTCAATGCTAATTTAAAAGCGGAAGCAATCATTCTCAATAACGGAGTTGAGCAAATGCGAGGCTACCTACAACTTACCGAAGTTCCTATAAACGATAGAGATATTGAGTACGAGATAATCATAATAGGTAAATTGGCTAACTTGTTTCAAGACTTGGGAGAGTCTTTATTGACCGACTTAGACCTTAGTCAATTCGACCATCCGTGGACTACGTTCTGGATTTCTAATAGTTGGGCAACCGATATTAGAAAAAACGGCAACGCCTACACAAACTTTGATGTAAGCGGTAATCCAAAAGGCGAAGGTTATGTTTACCCACTTATTGATAACGGAAGCAGCACGGGCAATCAGGAAATAGAATACACCTTAGAGAAGGCTATGTATCCTGCAATCTACGTCAAACAATTAGTAGATTCAATCTTTGCAAGTCAAGGTTACCGCTATCAATCAGACTTCTTTAATTCAATTGAGTTCAAAAGGTTAATCGTTCCTTTTACAAGTGGCAAGTTCATAATGACCGAGCAAGAAGTTGACGACAGAACTTGGGAAGTAACGAATAGCGCAGACGTAACCTATACGGATTCTGGAGGAACTATTCCTGTCATATCAGATGTTAAAGTTTTTAATTTTAATACTATCACTAAAGACACCGTTCCATCGGGAGCGGATACAACTAATGATTGGGTTCAAATTGCAAGCGGTAACAATGGAAAGTATCGAGTAGGTTTACAAGGCGATATAACTATTAGGAATGTCAGCGGTGGCGCATTTACTCAACAAGTAGGATTAGTGATAAATGTAATAAGGGTTCGGAGTGGGGTAAGAACTATTGTAGATGGGTCAACCACTATTTACTCTTTTAGTGCAACTCCAAATGGAACAGGCATAACTAAGTCTATAAACTTTGGCTCAAAAGAATTTGATACATTAAGTGGAGATAGAATTTATATGGAGTTTGCGTGGTATTGTTTTAACCAAGCAGCTAACAATTTAGAGGTTGACATTGAATCGGGGTTTGGATTCTTCTCTTCTCCTTCCTCAACTTACAACGAGGGTCAAACTATATCAATAAACGCAGCACTTCCACAAGAAGTAAAGCAAGCAGACTTCTTAAGCTATCTATTTAAGATGTTTAATCTTTACATAGTACCAGATAAGATAGACCCTAAGAAGTTAATAATTGAACCGAGAGATACCTTTTACACAAATGATGTAGTAGACCTCACTAACTTCTTAGATACTTCAAGAGAGTTGCTTATAAAACCTATGGGAGTGCTTGACTTTAGAAGGTTAGAAATGCTTTACAAGTCTGATAATGATGAATACAATAAAAAGTATCAAGATTTATTTAGAGAGCCTTACTCGACTAAATTAGTTCAAGTCAATAATGACTTCTTAACGCAGACTAAAAAGGTTGAAGTTGGATTTAGTGCTACACCTTTATCAAATGCAAGCACTCACGATAGAATCTACTCTAAGATTAGGATGGAAGACCCACCTAAACAAGATGCTGATTTGCCTTCGTTTAATATTCGCATCCTATACTATGGTGGTTTAGTCGCAACTTCAACAGGCTGGACATTAAAAGACAACGCAGGATTAAATAATTATGTAGACTTTCCTTATGCGGGAATGTTAGATAGTTTAGCAAATCCTCAACTTGACTTGGGATGGGCAATGCCTAAGGCTATTAATTACGGATTAGGTAACACTACTTACACGAATGGGAATTTGTACAATAGATTCTGGAGAAAGACCATTGAAGAGATAACCGACAAAGATTCAAAGTTAGTAGGAGGATATTTTCACTTGACAGAGAATCAATTTGCAAACTTAGACTTTAGAAAATTTTACCAAATTGACAAACAATTTTATCGACTTTACACTATTGAAAATGACCTTACAAACAATGAGCCTTGCAGACTTGAGTTCTTGAAGTTGAAGGTAGCACCTCCGTTTATCCTTCAATCAGGAAGTGGTAATGGTGGAGGCGGTGCAGTTATCGACAACGAAGATATGCCAATGTTCACAACTAAGGACAATGGGCTAATTTTTACAGACGAGAAACGAAAGCAAACAACCGTTCAAGGTTTAAGCGGTACTGATTCATACTTTTTAAATTTCAGCGAAGAAGTTTCTTTTTACGAAAGCGGTGATGATATTATTCTTCCCGATGCTGAACAAGAATTGTTAGGTGGAGTTCAGCCCATTATAAGAATCAAGAACATCAATGGAGGTTCGGTTAA